ACCACGCTACCACGACGCCATAACTCAGCCACTTCAGCACAGTCAATATCATACTGATAATCTTCCGGATTTTCCATCGGAGCCACCTCAGCATCGCCCTCTTTGACATACTGACTCCCAGAATTTGCTTCATGCAGGATATTAAATCCTTCTGCGTATGCTTGCATGATTCCATATTCGACTCCGTTATGAACCATCTTTACGAAATGACCTGCCCCCGGTCCACCACAATGGAGCCAACCATACTCAGCACTTGTGGATTTACTCATAGGGTCAGTTCTTGGAGCAGACCCGATACCTGGTGCGAGTGCCCTAAAGATCGGAGAGCATCGGGATACTGCAGTATTTGAACCACCAACCATAAGACAGTATCCACGGTCCAAACCATAAACACCGCCAGAAGTGCCACAGTCAATATATTCGATACCCAACTCTGCCAGACGTTCCGCCCTTTTCCTTGAGTCCTTAAAATTGCTATTGCCATGATCAATAATAATATCTCCAGAACTAAGTAATGGTAATAGTTCATTGATTGTGTCCTCTACGAGTTCTGCTGGAATAACAAGTTGATAAATCCCAGATTCTCCGTCTTGTTTAGTTACTTGAACAAGGCTTTCCAGAGAATCTGCAGCTGCAGTAATATACCCACGCTCTGCTGCTTCTTGTGCTTTGACATAATTTCTCCTATATCCATAAGTTTCAATTCCTTCTTTGATCATTCGGCGAGACATTCCCTCGCCCATTCGTCCTAGTCCAATAATTCCAACTTTCATCCTTTAACCTCTTTTTGAAAATACTCTGGTAGGGGACATCCCTTAAAGTTTTCTATCTCTTTTATAGATAGGACAAACATGGTAACAAAACCAAGACAGAAAGCAAAAAGCATCTGAGGAAAATTGTAATTCCCCATGTCGGCAGTAGGATCGGGTTCATCGTCATGCGGATGAATCATTTTACTGATTTCATCCACACGTTTCTTCTTGTCCTCATTCTTTTTGTCTGGGTCTTTTTTCATTATTCCCAATCAATCGCAGTCATAATTTTATTACGAAGTTCATTAAGAATTTCATCGTAATCATTATACATCTTATCACCGACAACATAACTTGCCTGTCGATATTCAATGGCATGAATGATCATTTCATATTGATATGTGGTAAAATTATCCATTTTTATTTCTCAAATAGTTGTTTGAACTTTTTTCTCATACGTTCTATTTCATTTTTTTCATCGCCACGTACATAACCTTCTTTCTGGTGCATAATCATATATCCATGATAATACATGGTAATAGCAAAAACTAACGCCAGAAAAATTCCAATAATTTCTATGGTATGAGAAGTCATGATAAGACTTTGATAACCTCTTCTTTTACATTATCTATAATATCTTGCATCAGGTTCACATCAATTCCCATGAAAGGGGGTATCATACCTATCACGCGGAAAAATCCTTCTGCAAAGAGTGCAAGAAAAATAATTCCAAGACACATACTAATAATAGAGGCATTACGATTATGTTGTGTAATCGCAGCATCTATCATTTCCTGAACCTCTTCTTTAGTTGCATAATGCACAGGTTCAGGTTCTCCATCAGATGGAGTTTGACCTATTGGCCACCATTTATTTGGAGTCATTTTACCGACTCCACTGATAGTGACTTTTCTTTGGGAGCAATTAAACGAATTGCTTCCGCAAGTTCTTGAGAGTGTTGGATTTCGTCATTCATAATTTCAAGGATTTTGTCATCGTGACCATGCAAAGCAAGATACTTTGCATAAGTAACCGCAGCATGAACTTCTATTTCATATGATAGATGGTATGCAGCGCGAGGAGCCATCCAGTAATATACCACATTAATCCAATAGTATGCAAGTACAAGATGTCTGGCAAAGAAACGGTCAATCCAATAAGCATTACCGCCCCGACTTTCCATGTATTCCAAATGTTCAGTTTCATTTAGAGTTTGTGCAAAATGTTCTTTCATCAAATATAGATGCTCTGGTCCTCTCAAACCCAGCGACTCTCTTAGGTGTAAGACACTTAAGAAAGCAAAGTATGGTGCCCTAGCAATTTCTTCTAAAACCCAAAATCTTTGAAAGTCTCTACCTTGATAGAGAAAATCAATAATTGCTACAGTGAAATTTAAAACAACAGTGTTAATAGTGTTCATAAGTTTCCTGTGATTGGATAAGCATTATTCAATCCCCAAACAACTAGAGTTGTTATTGATCCAAAAATTATAATAGTTTTAATCAACATGTACATGACCGATCATTCCAGCTCCTTTATGTGGTTCACACCAATAAGTGTAATCACCAGAATCTGGAAATGCAACTTCAAAGTCTTCATCAGGCAACATTGCAAGGGAATCATGACTTAATTCAGGATGATCTTCTACGATAACATTATGTGGGGGCAACATCCCATTAACAAAATGAATTGATTCACCGGCAGAAATACTAACTTCAGCGGGATCAAAAACGAGATTACCATTAGAACCCATGGTAACATCTACAGCCCATGCGGGAAGAGCAAAAAATAATGATGCCAGCAGTGCAAAAAAGATCTTCATATAAGTTTATGCAACTACTATATCTAGGTTTTATTCGCTCGCTTTATACTTTTATAACCATCTTTTGTGTGGACTCACTCACAATCCATCATTGATGTGGCAAGTTCTCCTCCAATTTCTGCACCTTGATTCTGACCAAACATTGCTATCCACCCAGCAGCAACCCAACCAACGTAAGGTATATTAGTGAGCAGTGGAGCAGCAGCAGCGCCCATACTAGCGCCGACAATCCTTCCTGTTGATTGTCCTCCACCGGCCGCCCTGATGCACTCTTCTCTTTTCGCATTTGACTTTCCCAAGTTATCTTCCTGACCTCCCATTGTATATTCTTCATCGGTGATTACGGTAGTTCTTCCACCTATACCGAGGAATCCATTTTCTTTATCAACTGTTTTTTTCTTCTCAATTACTTTGGGATCATTAGAACTGTAATCTATTTTATATCCGTCTCTACCAGCCTCAACAGAATATGATGTGTAGTCTCCCACAGGAAGATTAATTACTGGTACCCCAGGACGATTCATTAGATGTCCTAAGATACCAATATGAGCAACCCCAAATAATGTTCCTATTGTAAGAGCAGTCCACTTAAACATAATATCATACCGTTGGTTTTACAGGCGGTTCTCCATCCTTTGTCTGAAATACGAGTGGTGCCTGTTCTATGCGAATTGTTTGTGCAGGAGCAGTCTGAGAAGCAGCATCAATAAGTTTTTGAAGATCTGCTTTACTTATTCCACCATTTGCACCACCACCATTCTTTTTAGTTGTCTGGACCCCGAAAGTAGCCAAAACCCCAGTAAAAACAGAGGCTATAAAGGTTGGGTCCAGTTTTTGCTCTGGGATTCCAAGAGCAGGGGGTAGTTTAATGTACGCCAATGTAAGTATTCCGCCACTCCAAACAAGGATACCAAGGCGGACAAAAGTACTAAGAATAGCAAGTTGTTCTTCCTTGTCATCCATTCCCTCTTTTAGTTTACTCAGAAGTCCTTTCTTTTCTTCTTTCTTTGGTTCTTCTGACATTGGTTATAAGCATCTAAATCTTATTTAGAAATAAATCCTTCTTCAACCAAAAACTTTTTTGTTAGAGGTGTAGGTTCGTACACTTCCCACATCTTACCAGAAGCACATGCGGCGAGTGCTTTCATAGTCATGCCCTCGGTCTTACCCGCCCAAGTTGCCTCTGCCTCCCAAGGAACAGCGGCAGGAGGATAAGTTTTTTCTGTCATTGCTCTCCACAAAGGGGGAACAGATTCTTCAGGCAAAATAATTGCAATAAGACTATTGTCAATAGTTCCTGCCATACAGTCTTGTGCAGCGTGCCATCCCTCATGGCGCATGACACTCATGAGTACACTGGGGCGATGCATAAATGCTTTGTTCAAGAAAAAATTATTTCCTACAGTATGATAAACTCCTCGGTGTCCTGGGGGGAAATACTTTACATGCCCTAGAAAGACATTAACTCCGATTTTATCAAGAGACCTGACCATTGAGTTAAACTCATCAGATACACCATCAAAAGAATACTCGGTATAATTATCAGAAATATCTTGTATACTTTTAACTTGTTTAACATCGTCCGTACATTCCCTTAGAATCATACACCCCATAGCATCCATGGTGTAGTATCCCTTTGTAGGTTCTGCAACTGCTGGTAGAGAAAATAAAGATAAACCTAAAATACTTGATATTAATTTTTTCATGGCATCATTGGCAATGCTGGACCGGTCGTTGTTGGAAGTTCTGGTACAGCCTGATCCATAAGATCTGGTAAGGAATCCGCAATCGCTCCGGTGGCGGCATTGATTACTTGTTCTTTTACGTTTTCTACTATTGAATCTTTATTGAGATAAAGATAAGCACCGCCGCCGACAACGGAAGCAGATATAGCAAAAGACGACAAAGCAAGTACATTAATTATCGTTTGCATGGTAATAAGCCTCATAGTATTGAGTAATGCCGGTACAGTTGGCATTGCCTTGAGAGACCCAATCATGAGCACACTCATAGATGGATCTACATGTATATTTAGACTTTCTAGTATGGTCCAATTCACTACCATACTTGTGAAGTAGAATACGAATTGCTTGTTGTCTAACCCTTAATTTCTCTTCACTGTATCGCCAATCCTCGTCCATTTATCCTCCGGAATTCCAATTACGTCCAGATGCATCTCCGTAGTTTTCAGACCCACCAATATTGATCGGGTCCAGATCTAATGTGGTAGCAGCATTCTTTACTGCCATATTATACATAACCTCGTGAATGTTGTCAGGTTCCTTGTTTTCTTTTGTTAAGATATTTTTTTGTTCCTGTTCTTTCTGCTCAAGATACATACGATTTGTGTCAGAAATAACTGCTGGACCAAACCAAGGATCGTTGGAAAGAACTCTAGGTGCAGGAATTGTTTTATGTTTTATTTCCTTATTCATGGAGATTGGAAGAAATGGATAGTTGGGATAATTGGGATATGTTTTAGTCATGAGAAAACTAACTTATTTACGTATTGATATGCATAGACTTGGCGGCTTCCTTTGATTCCCCAACCAAGCCAATAGTAGGAGGGAACCATGTACTGAGAGACTGATTGGCCAGCACCCTCAAATCTTGGCAAGTTCTTTTGGAAGACTGGTTCATTAATCATATACCGAGTTTGGCATTTAAGCTCACTGGGATCACAACCATACTTCTCAGCAAAAAGTCCTAACCCACGATAACGGTTCTCAGAAGTCCACTGGATGATTCCATAACCACCCCGATAGCAACGATCGTAAGGAACTCTAGCACCTCCCTCACATATGTTGGAAATAAACCTGCTTTCTTGTTTAATATTTCCCATGATCGTAGCAAGGGCATTGCGATCTGAAATTTTTGTTTTTTCTTGAAGTTGTTTAAGGACATACTTTTCTTCCGGAGAACATGAAGGACATCTCCAAGTCTTTGATGTCTGATATTCTATAACGACTGGAACACTAACAAATTCTCTTTGTGGTTCAAAAGGTTTGTAGATGAAGATAGAGTAAACCGCAGCAATCGATGCCAATAAGGAAAACTGCATAAATTTCATAAAATTTCCTCCATACAATACCATAAAAAATGGGACAGGTCAAGTTGGTCTGTCCCTATTCCAGTTAAGATATTTATCGATTTGTAACGTGTACTGGTTGTAACATTCCACCACCAGGACCATCGTTATCGTTATCATCATCACGGGCCAATGCCAGCATAACAAAAAATGGTGTAACTATGAAAATCAGTGTTTGTAATACTACCCAATCATAAGTCATGAGTTTCTTGCTGCTGCAGCAATTGGAATTAGCAACAGCACTGCTACTGCTAAAAATCCCATCACCAGATACCTGGAATCAGTTGTCCTGTTACAGCATATGAACCCATTGCTGCTACTACGCCAAGCATTGCTGCCCAACCATTGAT